TTGTGATCGAACTGGGTTCAGGTATCCGCTTAGAGATCTTGTGCCTGAAATTTTTAACCAAAGACCTACAGGGTTCTTGATTGGCAAAGATGTTGTCGATCCAGACCAGCCGCAGCTACAGGTTGGCAAGCTTTTGCTTGACGATCCTAAGCCTCTCTTGAACCCAAGACCCGACAGGTCTTTGGATGAGAGCAGAATCCTATCGTCATTTGATCCTGTGGGTCAGGTGGGCTTGGGTATGACGGGTGATGTAGGCCGAGTAACGGTGACAACAAGCTAATGGCACTTACATTCACTACGCTCAAGTCTGCTATTCAGGATTACTTAGAAACCACTGAGGCTACTCTGGTGTCTAATCTGCCGCTAATTATTCGGCAGGCCGAAGAGCGCATACTCAAGTCCGTTCAGTTGCCTAACTTCAGGAAGGCTGCTGGCGGCGTAACCACGTCGGGCAATCAATATCTGGAGACCCCTTCAGACTTTTTATCTCCATACTCTTTGGCTATCACGCCCACGTCTGGTTACGACTATCTGATTATCAAAGACGTAAATTTCATCCGACAGGCATATCCAGTATCAAGCACTACAGGAACACCAAAGTATTACGCACTGTTTGATGATACGACGTTCATACTAGGCCCAACACCCAATGACAACATTACGGTAGAGCTTCATTATTTCTATGCGCCTCAATCAATTACAGAGGCGTCAGACGGCACTAGTTGGTTAGGGTCTAACGCTGAAGAGGCGCTGCTGTATGGCAGCTTGATTGAAGCGGGAACGTTCATGAAGATAGAGCAGGATATGATGCAGCTTTATGCTACAAGATATGAGACAGCATTGGCTGATCTCAAGTCTTTAGGTGAGGGCTACAGCACAACGGATAATTACAGAGCCGGGATGGTTCGTTCAGAGAGGATGTAGTTAATTGTTAATGACACCGTCAGAAATGGGCGTAGGCAACGTCCTTGTATCTACGACAGATCACAAAGGGCATGATCCAGACTTTTGGGCTGAGTCAGCAGCGGATAGGATTGTGAGTGTAGGTGGAAACTGTCACCCTGTAATTGCAGAACAAGCAAACGAATTCAAGAGGGCCGTTAGAGCAACGGTCTTGTTTTACATCAAAGAGGCGATTCGTAGTGACAGAGTCACTCTTGCCGCTGAACTTGAAAACCAAGGCCATGCTGATATGGCGAACATCATAAGGAGTCTATAATGGCTATTACGACAGCAATGTGTACGTCTTTCAAGAAAGAGCTTTTGGAAGCAAAACACAATTTTCTAAACTCGGGCGGAAGCACGTTCAACTTGGCGTTGTACACAAGCAGTGCTTCTTTGGGCGCAGGCACCACAGCCTACACGACATCTAACGAAGTATCAGGCACTGGCTATACGGCTAAAGGTAGTGCTCTTACTCGCGTAGATCCATCTTCATCAGGCACGACTGCGTTGACTGACTTTGCTGATCTGACTTTTAGTTCAAGCAGCATTACTGCACGAGGCGCTCTTATCTTTAATGACAGCGCGTCAGGTGACCCTGCTGTTTGTGCGCTGGACTTTGGCGCTGATAAGACATCTAGCTCAGGCGATTTCACTATCCAGTTTCCTACAGCGGATGCGTCTAACGCTATTATCCGTATCGCATAGCGGATAGTACATGGCTAACATCAACGGCTGGGGCCGTGGTGATTGGGGCGAAGGCGGGTGGGGATCTCCTCTGCCTGTCGAAGTCACAGGCACCGCAGGAACGGGTGCAGTTGGCTCCGTCACAGTCGTTGAGGGGGCAGGCGTTGCTGTATCTGTTACAGGCGTATCAGGAACAGGGTCTGCTGGTAGTGTAACCACTACTCAAGGATTAACTGCGTCTCCAACAGGGGTCGCAGGAACAGGGGCAGTCGGCTCACTTAGCGTTGCCGAAGGCTCCGGTGTTGATGTATCTGTTACAGGTGTAGCAGGAACGGGATCTGCCGGAACACTCACTGTATCGTCAGATGCGAATGTTAGTGTTACTGGCATTGCTGGTACTGGGTCGGCTGGCTCGGTTACAGCCAGCGCAGATGCGAATGTTTCAGTTACTGGAGTCGCAGGCACTTCGGCTGTTGGAACAGTCACAATTAGTTCCGATGCGAATGTTTCTGTTACAGGAGTGGCGGGAACTAGTGCCGTTGGCTCGCTCAGTGTTGTTGAAGGCTCTGGTGTTGATGTTTCTATTACAGGGGTATCAGGCACCAGTGCTGTCGGCACTGTAGATGCTGACCCGGATGCCAATGTTACTGGAGTTTCCGGCACAGGTTCCGTCGGTTCTGTCACTGTCGTTGAAGGTTCCGGCGTTTCGTTCTCGGTCACAGGCGTGGCGGGGACAGGTTCTGTCGGCACTGTAGACGCTGACCCAGATGCAGTAGCTACTGGTGTTTCCGCAACAGGGGCTATTGGTTCGCTTACTGTCGCTGAAGGTTCAGGCGTTACCGCCTCTGTTACAGGCGTCTCGGGCACAAGCGATGTCGGCGTAGCGTCAGTTGATGTATCCGGCAACATTGTAGTTGTTCTAACAGGTGTTTCTGGCACAGGTGCTACATCTGCGCCTACAGCGACTGGCGGAGCTACAGCGTCTGTTACGGGTGTTTCTGGTACGATTGACACCGGCTCCGTTACCATTGCCGAAGGAACCGGGGTCGCCTCTTCTGTCACAGGGATCTCTGGCACGGGCGATGTTGGTTCGCTAACTGTTACTGCTGACGCCAATGTTTCAGTCACAGGCGTCAATGGCACTGGTGCTGCCGGTACTGTTTCCGCACTAGCAGTTAGAAACGAAACCGTATCGGTTACGGGCGTAGCGGGAACCAGTGGTGTTGGCACTGTCGATGCTGATCCAGACGCTAACGTCATAGGCGTCTCTGGTACGGGTAATGTCGGTTCTGTCACCGTTGCCGAAGGCTCTGGGGTTAACGCCTCTGTTACAGGTATTTCTGGGTCGAGTGATGTCGGCACTGTTACTGTATTAGCAATTAGAAACGAAACCGTATCTGCAACTGACGTTGAGGGTACGGCCACTGTCGGTTCAGTAACCGTTGTTGAAGGATCTGGCGTTGACGCCTCGCTCACAGGTGTTGAGGGCACGGCGTCTGTCGGGTCGGTCACCGCAGTTCCTGAGACTGGCGTTTCTGTTACAGGGGTGAGCGCGACAGGATCTGTCGGAACAGCCACTGCGTCTACAGGCTCAACTGTTAGTCTTACTGGTGTTTCTAGCACTGGTGAAGTTGGAACATCCGCTGTATTGCTGGGGATAGCCGCTTCTGCAACGGGCGTTGCCGGTACTGGCTCTGTTGGCTCGGTTACTGTTGCTGAAGGAGCAAGCACTACTCTGACAGGTGTAGCCGGTACAGGCTCCGTTGGTTCCGTATCAGTGGTAAGCGGCGCAGTTGTTAGTCCGATAGGCGTTAGCGCAACAGGTGCAGTGACCGCAATAAATATATGGGGGCTTGTCGATACAAGCCAGACGGCTTCTTGGAGTGCGGTATCTTCTGCACAGACAGCAAATTGGACAGAGGTAGCATAGATGGCAACTTACGTTAATGATCTTCGCTTGAAAGAAATCACCACGGGTGACGAAAGCGGAACATGGGGCACCAGTACAAATACTAACTTAGAGTTGATAGGCGAAGCTTTAGGTTATGGAACTGAAGCGATCACAACTAATGCGGATACGCATACGTCCACGATAGCTGATGGCGCGACTGACCCTGCTCGTGCAATGTACATCAAGTATACAGGCACCTTAGATTCGGCTTGCACAATTACGATTGGCCCGAACACAATGAGTCGCGTTCATATAATAGAAAACGCGACCAGTGGATCGCAGAACATTATTATCAAGCAAGGCTCTGGCGCTACTGTAACCATCGGTAACGGCAACGTAAAAATTGTGTACTTGGATGGTGCTGGCAGTGGAGCGGCGGTCACAGATGCGTTGATAGATCTGGAGCTAGCTGATGTTGCAAGTGCTACGATAGCATCCGTGGACATTAACGGAGGATCTATAGACGGTACGACAATCGGTGCTAGCTCGGCTGCTGCTGGAACATTTACTGACATAGTTTCCAACGGCAAAACGGTAGGGACGCAGTCAATTGTTAGCTCGAATCCGACATCTGCTTCTGGGTTCCCAGACGGGCATGTGTTTTACGTCATTAGCTAGGAACAAACAGTGGCTATATTTATTAACGACAATGGAACGCTGAAGGAGTTAGATAACGACACGCAGATTGCTGTCCGTGCTACCGCCAATACGCTCCATCAGGTGAACTTCATCGTCGTTAATAACGGCGGTACGTTGGCTACGGTCTGGAACGCTATATACAATACGACTAGATCGACGGCTACGACACGCGCTACAGCTACGACTCGTGCAACTCAGACGAGCCAGTCCACTAGTAGATCAACGACAACGACGTTTAACACAACGACCACGTCTGCCACGGCTACGTCTCGGTCTACCACTACATCATTTAATACTAGCTTTAACACTAGCAAGTCCACGACTACTGCCTTCAATACGACAACCACGTTTGGTACTAGCAAGAATACGACTACCAGCTACAACACTAGCTTCAATACCACGACCTCACGAGGGACAAGCAAAAGCACATCAACGTCGTTCAATACGTCGAGGAGCACCTCTAGGGGCACTAGTAGGAATACGACTACTAGTTACAACACGTCGTTCAACACGTCTCGCAATACAAGTAGATCTACAAGCAGAAATACAGCCAGATCTACAAGCAAGTCTACCCTCACAGGTACAATTACTGTTGTGGCGAACAAACCGGCAGCAACCAACTTCAATACAACCACGACATTTAATACGACAGTCAGCACGAGTTTTAATACCTCGTTTGCTACGACATTTGCCACTAGCAGAGGGACAAGCAAAAGCACATCAACGTCGTTTAACACTTCGTTCAACACGACCTTTGGAACAAGTAAGAACACGACAACGTCGTACAACACGGCTTTTGCAACCGCTACCAGCAGGGGAACATCTAGAACGACTCTGTCTTCTTTCAATACCTCACGGGCGACAGGAACTAGTAGGAGTACGACTACAACCTTTGCGACTAGTCAGGGCACGTCGGCTTCGACCACAACAACGTTTAACACGCTGACAGGGTTTGCTACAGCGACAAGCAACGCAACGACAACGACATTCAACACAGCGTTTAATACTACAACGACTTTTAATACAACGACGACTTTCAACACAAACACTGTTATATTTGAGCGATTGACTGCTACTGGAAACCAAACTGAGGTTACGTCTGGTAGCGCACACAACGCTAGATATCACGATGGATCACAATGGACGGAAGCGTAGAGCAAGAGCTAAAGGCTATTAACAAGCGCATAGAGACTATGCTTGAAATAGTGCTCGAACATTTTGGCGATGCAGAAGATCGCTTTGATGAGATAGAGAAGATGATCTCTGATATTCGCAGTGTTGGCGTAGAGAGCAGAGATGCCGATTGAGCAGTTAGCCATCGATGATCGTCTTGGAAAGAAAGGATCGCATTTTTTCAAAAGCGGGAACATCCTCAGAAATCCTAAATGCAACTCGTTAAATCTCGCCAGCTTGCTTCCCGAGCGCGGACTGTATAACACTAATCTTGAGTACGATCTTTGGTATTCAATGGGTGGTGACAAGGAGATTCACGGTTACGTTTATACGGACGCTCTTGAAGACTACTTGTATATAAAACCTGCCAATGTACATTTTTCTGAAATGGCTATGTACGCAAGTGTAAAGCTTGACCCAACCGGCTATGGCGAAAAGCTAGTCGATCAGATGGGTCAGGGTATTGAGGACAAATACAGGTTAAGAAGTGCTAAGTCCAAGCACAAGTTTGTGATATTTCTGCCCGGAACTAACTGTATAAAACAGGTCTTGGATTGGGGCAAGGTGAAAGATGCGGTTAATCAGGGTGCTGTAATCAAGCCTCATCCCATCTCTAGCGTGTCGCTGGTGGTTCATCTTAAAAACTTGTATGGCGAAGATAATGTCCTGAACAAGAAGGAGTCAGGGCATGAGCTTATGCATGCGGCAGATATCGTGGGATGTTGTTGGAATAGCGAAATGGGGATAGCCGCAATAGCGGCAGGTAAAGGGTTTCATCTGTTTACAGATCTGAAATCCAAAAACCACCACACATACGCCGCTATATACAAAGCCATATTAAGCGGCGGCGATTACCGGGACAATCTGATTAGAGTATTTGACAGTCCGTTTAGCGGTATAATCAATGGCAAGAGCGATGACGCGATAGATCGCATTGCCTCATTTTTTAATCAGTTTTCGGAGGTTCCTCACATTGAACCCAAAAATACTAGTCCGTGAGAACGCTTGGAGCGCGATCACAGTAGACTCTATCAAGGCGAACATGCCTGATTGGGAGCCTGTCTTGATCAAGAAGGGAGCTTCTGGTGTCATTGCTACTGCACTTGATAATGCAGACGGCATCACGATGTGCGTCCGAGGCGGTCTTGTTCTTGATATAAAATCAGAAGACTTGCCCCCTGACGAAAAACTCTCCACGTTCCATATATCCTTAGCGAAACGCGGTGTCTATGTAGACAGCGAACAGCACGATCAAATATACAACTTAGCCGGTGCGAACATCACTCACGGGACATGGGACTTAGATGTCATCATAGTCAATCCCGACATGTGGGATGTTACTCCAGAGCAAGATGCAGGCGCGTTGCGTGACAAGAAGATATTAAAGATGCCTCGCTACATGAATCATAGGGTGGATCGTGTTGCAGAAAGGGTCTTACCTGCCGCAGAGCTAGCTAGGTACGGCGTTCTTGGTCATCAAGCGAGTGTCTTAAATTATGTTGGCGTGTTGACTCACGGTCTCTATGGAGCAGCTAGGTATGCCTATGCCCTTGATCGTGTTACGCCATTCGTAGGCAACCTTAGCGAGGAAAAGAAGACTCAAGCTGAAGCATACATAGGTCGGTGCGAGTCTCAGTCAAGATTCATCAAAGCTTTGGCGGAGAGTAACTAATGGCCTTGGTTCGTACACGCATATTTTCACTTGTAGATGCTGAGTTTGATCGTGTGTTTGATGGTTCGTTAGCCATTATGACAGACCCAGAGGCAGGTACATTCCCTTTCGCTGAGAGAGAACTGACAACATACGATGATCAAAAGGCGCATATGCGTAAGATCTGCGAACACTTTATCTCAAGGGATAACGCTTTTTGTTTCAAGACAGAGGATGACGGCCTGTTGCTCACTATGATTTTTGGAACAGTGGCTAACAGCCAGTTAGATCTGTGGGTCTGGCTTGGGGCGGATGACGCTAATGGCAGCAGAAGCTATGTTTATGACTCAGCTAATGTTCTTAGCTTTCATACATGGCTAAAGGAGCAAGGTGTTACTGGTATCCAGAGTCATATTTCTGAAAAAGGTAATCGCCTGAAAAACTTTACTGAGGATGGAAACACCCGCATCAGAGATGTAAGTGGTGATTGGGGTATATCAGAGACGCTAGAAGATCATTCGGGCACAGTTTACGCTGGTCGTAACGCAAGAACACTTACGATGAACAGCAATGCAAACATCACGGTGGATGATGACTAAGGAGAGATGATGTACATACCTGAAAAGATTGATGTTGATGGCACAGAATACAAGGTCGTAGATTTGCCGGAGGAGTTACAAAATCTCCTCGTTGAGCACTGTAATGCTACCCTGCAACAAAAAGCGTATGAGCGTTTGTGCGCTACGCTTGCTGATGAGATAGCTCATGGCGTAGCAGACTGGAGTTCAATGAACGCCGAAAGCATCCCAGACCTGAGACCTGTTTCGTAGGAGGTTATATGTTGGACTTTGTCGGGAACTTGATTGTTATCGTCACTGGTATTGTGACTGTTGCGTCTTTAATTGCAGCAGCGACAGACACGCCAAAAGACGATGAATGGATAGGAAAGCTTTATAAGCTAGTGGACATCTTGGCTCTTAACATAGGGAAGGCTAAAGACTGATGGACGTTGGATCTGTCGGGGGCGTATCTCAGGTTAGCTGGAAGCAGGTTGCTGTCCAAAAGCAGGAGGTGTTGCGAACCGGCGGTGACGGCGAGCTAGTACGCGAGGCTATAGAAACCATTATGCCTACCGTTTACACCATGAAAGACGGCAAGATTACAGTAGAACAACTAGCTTCATCGCGCTCAGTAGACTTGATGGTATGACGGATGAAGAGTCAGAGTTCTGGCGAGAAGAGTCCTGTGATTCTAGGTTTGAGATCTTGGTATTCTTATGTCAGATAACTTTGATAATGATTTCGGTGATATTAGCAAGGCCGTTAGAAGGGCTATTCAAGAAGCTCAAAATCAAGGCTTCGTCGCTGTTGTAATCTCTGATGTCGTTGGCACTGTTTGGTGGCAGGCAGTTGCGGAGATGCTTAGTCAGACTAGGCAAGATTTATATAAAGGAAGATCTTAATGACCCCCACTGAAAAAGCTATAGCAAAGATTGAAGCGCACGAGAAAGAATGCTCTGTCCGTTATCAGGGAATTGAGCAGCGTCTTCAAGATGGCAGCAAGCGGTTTGATCGTCTCGAAATGATGATCTGGGGTGTGTATGTAACAGTTATCGTGGCAGTAGCACTGCCTCAATTTTTGAGTTAGCAATGATAATTGAATCTGTCGCAGCCGCCGGAATGCTGCTCCAGCAGATTAACACGGTCATTCAAAATGTAAACGAAGGCAAGGCCAACGTAGATCAGGCTATGGCCTTGGTGTCTGACTTTGGAGAGGCACTTAACGTATTTGAGGTTGAGCGTAAGACATCAACCTTTAGCCCTCTGAGCAAAAACGACCTATTGAAGCTACAGATGCTTCGTCGCAGCCAAGAGCGTTATCAAAAAGATTTGCGTGATCTCCTATTGGTGGCAGATCCGAAGCTCTTGGCAGACTATGACGCAGCAATAATGCAGCAAGAAAGAGACAGGAAGGCTCATCAGGCTATGCTAAACAAGAAACGCAAGGAACGAGAAGTACTGGTACACAACATCCTCGTCGGATGCGTGTCCTTAGTCATTGGCGGCGGTGTGGCCGTTGGTATGATTTACTTAATTATCAAAGCATTTGGGCCGTAGTTATGAACGCAAAGCGGTTAGAAGAAGGCAGTGCTTATGCCGAGTACGATGCGGATGGAGACGGCATCGTTACTGATGAAGAGCTAAATACTAGCAAGGAATTACAAGAGCTACGGCTACAGCATGAACGTGCCGACGCACAACGAGCCATGAGTTGGTTTGCCTTATGGGGTATGTTGTTATACCCATCACTGGTTGTTGCTTCAGAGCTTTTTGGGCTTTCGCAGGCCGCTACTATTTTGGGCGACATGGCAGCGGTTTACTTCGTTTCAGTTGCAGGTATTTTGGCGGCGTTTTTCGGCGCTCAAGCTTGGTCTAATAAGAAGCCCTGATGTTTCAGTTAGCAGGCATTCTTGGGGTTGCTTTAGTGCTTACTGGGGGCGCATTCAAGCTCTATGTTGATAAGTCAGAAGCAGAGAAAGAGGCGCTATCTGCCCAGCTAAGGGTGGCGGCAGACAATCAGGTTGCCCTAGAGTCTAGCGTGGAGCAATTAAACGATCAGATTCTTAAAGCGGAAGCTCGTCAGCAAGAGATGTATGACCGTGTTTCGCAATTACAAATCGACAACGCACGGTCTCAACAAGAGGTGGAGTCGATTAGAAAAAAGTTCGCCAAGCACGACATGACTGTTCTCTCTTTGCGAAAGCCGGGGTTGATAGAGAACATAATCAATCGCGGAACGAAGGAGGTGCTAGGTGATCTGGAAACTATTACCGATCCTTCTTCTTAGTGGCTGTAGCCTTATGGGTCGTGAGCCATACGTCCCAGAAACGAAGCAGGTTGAGGTTGTGACGGTGGTTCAGCCAGCAGCGGTTTATCATCCGCCTTTGCCTAATGCTGTATCAATGGCACCCGTTGAATGGAAGGTGCTGACTCCAGACATTATGCGTGAATACTTAGATGATCTGGATGCCGGTAACGCTCCGGTGAACGCATATTACGGAGTGTCGCCAAAGGGTTACGAGAACCTGTCCTCTAACATGGCGGAACTAAAGAGGTATATCCGTCAGGTTTTATCTATAATCGAATACTACAAAGAGTTATCGGAAAACACGGATGGATCTGGAGGGGATAGTTCAGATTGATATAAACATTACGGACTTGTGCAACCGCACATGTTCGTTCTGTCCACGGTCTGATGCATCAATTTACCCCAACAATAACCAGAACATGACGATAGAGATGTTCGACCTGATTATGGATCAGATTGAAGAGTGGCGATTCAGCGGTGTTGTCATTTTGGCGGGTCGAGGGGAAAGCACAAATCACCCTCAGTTCGAGAAGATAATCCAGCGGTTACTTCGCAAGCCCAACAGATACCGTACACAAGTTACAACGAATGGTTGGCGTCTTGACCGTTACTGGAAGTACTACCGTCAGCTAGACAACCTTGTCCTGAACACCTACACCACAGAAGAAGACTTTGAAGCTAGACGAGAGAAGTATCCACGCCTAGATAATGGTGAGCGGATTGAGGATTACTGGAAACCAGACGGCGGATCAGTTGACGATGTGAATGTGTTGCCTGACTACCCAGACCCTAAGGGCGGCAAATTCAGGTACAAGCATGTTTTTAACCACCGAGCTGGGCTTATTGCTGGTGGCACCGCAGTGAAAGGCCCGTGCATACATCCTATGCGGGGGATCTTCATAAACTTCGATGGCGAGTTGCAGATGTGCTGTAACGATTGGTCGCATCAGATCGGTTTTGCCAACGTCAAAGATGTCAATATGTTTAGAGAGTGGCGTGATAACAAGGAGTTACGGCGAATTTCTACTGAGCTTATTGATGGCAATAGAGATGTGACACAGCCTTGCAGTGTGTGCGATGTGCAGTGTGCAAAGCCTGAGCTTGTTGAGAGGTATAAGCGATGGGTTTGAAGAAAATAAAGAGTCGATGGCGTAGTGTGTTTGGCGCTATGCGTAGGTTGTACAAGAATCCTAACGATCTTGAGGCCGCTTTTATTATTTTTAACTGGCTATCCTCGCGCTCTGTCCGCAAGCAATATGAAAGGTTTCGTCGGACGCCAGTAGGATCAAGGGTTATCGTTAGCAGTGAGTCGCTAGTCGATGTTCTTGATGATGTTGATAGGCTTAAAGCCCTGCCCGTTGGTAGCTTGGGGCACGAATACTCTAAGTTTCTAGTTGAGACTAGTAGGTCTACATCTCAATTTGCTGATGACACCAAGAAGCGGGGTGAGAAGCCCTCTGAGTCGGCGTTCAACTGTTACATCCGGTGGTATAGAGATCAGCATGATCTGACTCACACCGTTACAGGATATGAGCGTAATCCGTTTGGAGAGGTTGTCCTGCTGTGGTTCTTACACGGTAACTTTGCAAACTTTGGTATCATTGCAATGACAATACCAATGACGATAACCCACGCTAGAAAAAAGGGTTGGGGTGTTTTTGCTGCGTCTTTCGAGGCGTACATGAATGGTCGCAAGGCGCAATGGCTTGCTGGTGTTGACTGGCCCTCCTTGTTAGAGGTGCCTCTGGTCGATGTAAAGTCGGTTGTTCAAGTGAAGTCGCCTGTTAAATATCAGGAATTGATGTATAACCTAAGAGCGTCGAAGAGTCCGATTCGTGAAGGTGCTTGAAGATTTTTTATATCCTGATCTTTACGACGAGATTGTTGGCTTAATCAACGATCTCCCCTACAGGGTGATTGATGACGATAACGACGCTGTAAAGTTTGAAGCAGATCTTGATGAGTCCATATGCCAGAGGATCAAGCAGTGCTACGAAGATAAGGTAGCCAAGACCGAGGGGTTCTTCTCTGCGGGTGTTGTGTGTTGTGAGCCGGGATACTTCTTTAACATGCATGCAGACCACCCAGACAAGCTAGTTAGCTCTGTCGTGTATCTGTGCCCAGAGGCTGGTAACGGGACGGTCTTTTTCAAAGAAGATAGGGGTGATCAGGGCAAGGTTCTAGACGAGGTTTTGTGGCATCCAAACCGCTTGGTCACTTGGCGCAATCAAGGCCAGCTTCACATGTACGAAAATAAAACGGACGAACCGAGGTACACCCTTAACATCTATCAAAAAAAGAACGATGAGGTGTTTGAGGTTCGCAGCATTTCAGAGGTTATTCGGTGAATAAAAGAACAAGCGCAGAGGGCATAGCTCTTATCAAGAAGTTTGAAGGTTGCGAACTGGAGGCGTATCAGTGTTCCGCCAACGTTTGGACTATTGGATACGGTCACACTCGTGGTGTTGAGGAGGGTGACACATGCTCTCAAGAGGACGCTGAGAGTATGCTCGTTGCGGATCTTGAAGAGTTTGAGGGATACGTCAATGACATCGTCCAATGCCCCCTTGAACAGAATCAATTTGATGCATTAGTGGCATGGACATACAACTTAGGGCCAACTAATCTGAGAGAATCGACTCTGCTAATTAGACTGAATGATCAGGACTATCACGATGTTCCTACGCAAATACGACGGTGGAACAAAGCAGGCGGCAAAGTACTAGACGGTCTCGTAAGGCGCAGAGAAGCAGAAGCTCTCTTGTTCTTGGGCCAAAATTGGGAAGAGGTGTAGGTCATGGCTAGAGGCGGATCAGGCGGCGGCAGTAAAGGCGGAGCGCAAACTGTCCCTTACAGCGCAGGAAACATTAGAAACAATCGATATCCTGTGGGCTATGGCTTCGGAGGCGCTGGTTCACCTCGGCCTGCTGCACCCACTAGCATTGTTGCTGGCGGCCCAAGCCCTTACGGGGCAGGAAACGACCTTGGCGCTAGTGCCAGTAGGATCATTGGCGACATGAGATATAACCACGACGTTGGTGGTTACCAAGGATTGCCGCAAGTGCAACCACAGCCTTACAGACCACAGTTTCAGCCCTTTCAACCGCAACCCTTTCAGCGGCAGCCATACCGCCCTAGTCCTTTCATGAATTATCGTCCTCAACCTATGCCATTCCGCGCCCCCTCTCCGGGCAAGGGTGGATCAAAGGGTGGCGGCATGAGTGTGCCGAGATATCCGGTAGGGCCGGGAGGCGCAGATCCAAATCTATTCCGAAATGAAGTCCAGCCATATCGAATGCCTATACAAGAAAACCCGCTGGGTGATAGGGGCATGATGCGGACAATGGAGATGAGGCCCGGAAGAGATTACATACCTTTCATGCCGCCTGCGCGTCAGATGCAGCAGCCCAGCACCCCACCGCGTCCTGCGATTAGCCTTATTCCTCAACAAGCTACACTTCAAGGTCTTGGGGGGTACTTTAGGTAATGCCTCTCGCCAAGATTCAGTTCAGCCCCGGCGTAAATAAAGAGGGTACTGAGTACACGGCAGACGCTGGGTGGTTTGACTCCGACAAGATACGGTTCCGTAAGGGGCGTGTAGAAAAAATCGGCGGCTGGATAAAGGCTGTGACTGATACATTCTACGGGATCGCAAGGTCTCTGCACTCGTGGTCATCGCTCGAAGGCACCAGATATCTTGGGGTCGGCACCAACCTGAAGTTCTATGTGAATGAAGGCCCGACGTTCAACGATGTCACTCCGCTTAGATTGACTACTGGTGCCGGTGATGCAACGTTTGCTGCGACAAACGGATCATCCACTATCACTGTGACGGAGGCGGGGCACGGCGCTGCCGTCAATGACTTTGTTACTTTTTTAAGCGCAGCTAGCCTTGGCGGGAACATTACGGCTGCCGTGCTTAATCAGGAATATCAGGTGGTGTCGGTGACATCAACTGATGTGTTTACTATTGAGGCTGTGGATACCTCAGGCAATTCTGTCTCCGCAAACGCCAGCGATACTGGGAATGGCGGCAGTTCTACCGTTGCCAAATATCAGATCAACTCTGGACTAAATGCATTTATCGTAGGCACTGGCTGGGGTTCTAATGCATGGGGCGCAGGCACGTTTGGCAGTGCAAGCTCTATCTCTTCTGCTGGGCAGTTGCGTTTGTGGAGTCAAGACAACTTTGGCGAAGATCTTATATTCAACGCTCGTGGCGGTGGGATCTATTACTGGGACGAGTCGGTTGGTGTAGGCACCCGAGCGGTTAATGCTACCGCGTTGGCTGGGGCTTCTGACGTTCCGACCATCGCCTTGCAGGTTATGGTGTCAGACGTTGATCAGCACGTCATTGCCTTTGGATCTAACCCGATTGGCAGTGCAGCAATTGATCCATTGTTTGTTCGATTTTCTGACCAGCAAAATGCGGCAGACTGGACGCCTACTGCGACCAACACGGCTGGCGGTGTCCGTATCAACTCAGGATCTGAGATTATTGGTGCGGTGCAGGCTAGGCAAGAGATACTGATTTGGACGGATGTAAGTCTTCACTCTATGAGATTTGTCGGGGCACCGTTTACATTCCAGTTCTCCACGGTGAGTACTGATATATCCATGATATCGCCCAAGGCTGCTGTAAATGCCAGAGGCTCTGTTTTCTTCATGGATCAGGGCGGCTTCTACGTCTACAACGGCTCTGTTCAACCACTGCCATGCTCTGTGCTTGAGCATGTGTTTGAAAATCTAAACGTGTCGCAACGATTCAAAGTGTTTGCCGCTGAAAACAACGAACACTCTGAGGTCATCTGGTTCTATCCAGTTGGAGAAGGCAATACAGACATAACGAACTACGTGTCATACAATTATGCAGAGAACCTTTGGGCAGTTGGTACACTGGCTAGAGGCACATGGGGTGGTCGATCTATTGAGAATAGACCGTTAGCTACAAGCGCGATTGATACCGCCGCTAAGTCAAATATCCTGTACGAGCATGAGGTGGGGTTTGACGATGACGGATCAGCGATGACTGCGTTTGTTGAGTCTGGTGATCTTGAGATTGGGGACGGTGACAGCTTTATGTTTATCAAGCGCATCATTCCTGACTTCTCGTTCACAGGCCAAGAGAGTGATGCGTCGATAGATCTGACCCTCAAGGGCAGCGACTTCCCATTGGAAGAGGCAAGCACTCTGACTACGTCAACGATCAGTAACACAACGAAACAGTCTCATGTTCGAGCCAGAGCTAGGCATACAAAGGTTCGCGTAGAAAGCACCGGCTTGGGTTACGGGTGGAGGCTTGGTGATCTGAGGTTTGATATGAGACAGGACGGTAGACGCTAATGAGTATACTTGAGCAGCCGCTACCCATCCCAGAGTTAGAGTACCGGCAAGAGAATGAGGCATACACCCGCCGTACTCTTGAGCTTGCCCTGAACAGGGTTGAGAACGACATCAATATCGCAAAGACGCAGGGTGACAAGCAGAGTTCACTCGCGTTGCGTAGACATCAGTTTCTTCTAATGGGTGCCTCGTGACAGACGTAATCAAGGTTTTGGGACAGGTAAATCCTAGCGCAACAACCACTACAACGTTGTACACGGTGCCTAATCTTACTCAGACAACAGTAAGTTCCCTCGTTATCTGTAACCAGAACGCCTTGGTTGGCTCGTTCAGGGTCAGCATTCACGTAGCTGGCGAGAGTGCGGATGACAAACAATTTATTTTTTTTAACGAAGCAATAGCCGGTAGCACCACGAGGACTGTCGTGATTGGCATGTGCCTGTCTCAGACGGATGTCGTGAAGGTCTACGCTAGTTCTGGAGATATAAGCTTCAACCTATTCGGCGTGGAGACCACCTAATGAATATGCAACAAGCCCCTTTCCCAATGCAGCCAATG